TCCATCGAATTGGACATGGGGGTACGAACGAAGTGCTTCATACCGTTGGGAACATCCGTGCACAGGAACCATGCATCGGTGTCAGTCAAGAAGTTGTTAACGGTATAGCCCTCAGGAATGGATCCGTTGGACTTGATTGCGTTGATGTCGTTATCAGCCGTAGCGACTCGGAGTTCAGTTTCCAAGAGGCGGGTTGCAACGAACTGCAAGCTGGGAGGAATAACAAGCTTGCGGGGCTTCGCAGCGATGAGAAGACCACGCTCATCCGTCCAGGCAGCGATCTGAATAACGGCGGCTTCAAGAGAAGTCTCGTTAAGGTCAGCAGCTACTGAAGGGATGTTGCTGTTTGTTCCACCCGAAACCAAGGGGTGCGATGCGCTAAACAAGGGAACGCCGTCACCGCCTTTGTAGTCGGTGTCGAAGCCATTGTTAAGAACAGCAGCAGCTTTGGTTTGCTTGGTGTAAGCCATAGCACGGGCAAGAGCCTTGGTGTATCGGCTGGAGAGCGAGTCATAGAGGTTGTCCTCAATTGCCTCTTCCGTCAGCGAGAAGCCAAGAGCGATTGTCTCGTGGTTATAGCGAGCGGTGAAGACTTCCTGTGCGTTGTCATAAGCGATGGCAGAACCTTCGTTTTTGACAGGAGCGGCGGAGAAACCGGACAGCTTGGTTTCTTCTTCGAACGAACGCTCGGAAGTTTCGGTTTCAAAAATCTCCTTATGCTCTTCGCCGTAACGAGCATACTCAAGACCGAACAGTGCGTTCAGACCAGGAAGGAGTTCCTTAAGTAGTTGTGCGCGTGAAATAGCCATTTAAGTATCTCCTTAAACACCGGTGGGGTTGGTATAACGATGCACACCAGCAACCCATTTCACGATAACTTCCGTGTAGGAGCCAGGCTCACCAGCAATGGTGGTCTCGGGCACAAAATCAACGATACGAACGGGCAGAGTTGTAGCAGTGCCAGTCGTAGATTGAATACCAACAGCCGAGTTACCGGTAACGGTAGAGCCGTCGTTTTGAACCAAAGTCGCGTTGCGGTTTACGTCGGTGCGACCCATGTAGCTGATGTTGGTTGTCGTGGAAACCACGGCAGCTTTGAACAGCGCATCGGGATCATCGCAAACGATGCCAACAGTGTCAGAAGCGACAGTGCCAGCGGGGTAGTATTGGCGGAACACTTTACCGAACGTAGGATCGGTGTAGGAGCAACCAAGGAAAACACCAACCGGTGTAGCGGCATCAGTGCTTGTGTCACGTGTCAGATTACCGTCGGTATTGAACGCAACAACGTCACCATAGAAGATGGCGGTGCCTTCACCAGAACCGATAGGAATTTGACGAGTCGCGCCAGCAAACACCCGACCGCCGACCAAATTGATCGGAATAAGCCCGTAAGGGGCTGAAACAGTAGGATAAGCCATTTTAAGACTCCGTTTAAAAGATTAAAGACCTTTACCAAACGACGTTTTGGATTGCTTCTCCCTAAAGAGCGGCATCCTCGGGTCGTTCTCTCGCATAAAGTTGTTGTCTACAGACTCGATCTGAGCGCGATTTTTCTTCGCAAAATAGTCTCTGCGTTGAGCCATCAGCTCTTCAGGAATCTTGCAAAGCAACAAACCTGCCACCTCAATGTTGTCTTTGAATCGACTGTTCGGATCAACAAGCATCTTAAACTGCGGTTGCTCTTCAATCCTTACAGGCTCCCAACCTTCTCGGAACTTCGACGACACGTTTGAAGCGTCGTGTTGACCAACCATCGAAACACGAATCCAACGATATGCATATCCAGGTTGTTTATCCGGCTCCGGTAATGTCGAAGCAGGTTGCCAAGTTTTGGGGCGCTCTTTATTTGAGCGAGATTCAAGTTCACGTGCAATTCTATTTTCGGCCATGATTAAGCTCCCATCGTTTTCGCATATTCCTTCGCATACTGCTCAGGAGTGAGTCCAAGTTTTTTAGCTAACGCTATCTGCGACTGTTTTAACACCACTTTTTTGGGGGCGGTGCTGCGAGACGCTGGTGCTACAACCGTAGCGGATGTGCGCTGAGGTTTCTCAGGCTCTTCGTCCCCAAAATAATCTGGGAACCTTTTTCGCATGGTTTTATCAACCAAGCTCCAATACTCGTCAGTACCAATGTATTGCGCACCGTACTGTTTTTCTAACTTCTGATGCAGGCCAAGCGCAGTTGCTGTCATTTCCTCATCTTGACCAAACCACGTATTCTGTTTGCGCCAGTCTTCCGTTTTTGGGTCAAGGCGAGGAGCTTGTGCCTGTTGATTTTGTACTTGTACCTCATTTTCTTGAGGCTGTAAAGGGGGTTTATAACCTTTTAGCCTTTGTAATCTGAAACTTGCACTATTAAGTTTCTCTTGGGCTTCTAATATTTGGTCGGAATCGCCGGAGTCGTAAGCCTCTTTATAAGCACGCTTAGCCATCTCCATCTCTAATTCGGCAGCACTGGTGGCCGTCGTAATCAAAGACTGCTCGCCCTCAGATAGCCGGCCCTTGAGTTTTTTATTCTCTTCAACCAACTTCTGCGCCAGGCTTACGGCCTCTTGCTGCTCACGTAAAGCACGCTCTTTCTCGCGGCGCTCGTCGTGCCAAACCTTTTTCATCTGCTTAAGGCGGCTCTTAACCTTCTCGGAATAGTCTTCAAGCTCATCTTCTTCAAGCTCTTTAACCATTTCCTGGGGCAAAGGTTGACGACCCCTATCTTGCTCCGGGGTATCGTCTTCTACCTCAAGCTCAAAATCTTTTTCTTGCGCTTCGAGATCAACTTCTTGCTCTTGTTCTTGAACTTCTTTTTCTTCAGCCATGATTCACTCCTTATGCGCGACTAATGCCTCGGGGATCTTCTACAACCCCTTCGACAGCGTCATCGTTGATAATGCGGAACTCCCGCCCGTGGATCTTTACCCGTGTTCCTGCGTGTGGACGAACCAAGATAAAATCCCCCTGCTTGCACCAAGGGCCAGAAGGGAATCGAGCTTCGTCTTTGTAACAATCGGGGCCCATCTTGATAACGAAAAGCACAGTGGTAAGTAACTCTTCAAACTTCACCGTGGCATCAGCCTTAATTAGGCCGTTATCGTAGGAATCCTCGATATCAGGGATTGCACAGAGAATGCGATAACCAGAAGGATCTGGCAGCTGCTTCGCTTTTTGCTCTGGCGTTTCGGGTAAAACCGTCGCTTCGTTTGGATCGCTTGTAGACCCAATCAGGATTTCACTCATCGTCTTTTTCCAACCTTTCAGAAAGTTCAAGAATGAGGCTGTTAGCAATTAACAGCCCTCGCACAACTCCACAGCAGTACTTATATTCACTGTGGTCCTTCGCCATACCATCGGCCAAGTCCTCCGCCATACGCTTGCGTTCTTCTTGGATCTGGTTCGACAAATATTTCAATGCATCCATTTACTCTCCTTTAGGTTGTTGGGGTTGCTGCATTGCTTCGCCCATTTTCATACCCAATTCCACCCCTTTAATCTGGGCGTCAACGGCTCGGGTTGCCTCATCAAACTCTTGTTGCGTCTTTTCGCGTGCGACCTGGGCACCAAGCTTGGCACCTTCAATCTCAGCCTGAGATGCGATACGCTGCTGCTCGATCTGCTGCTGTGACATCCTGAGCTGAGCGTCCATCTGGTCCTTCGCTGCCTTGCGCTGCAACTCAGCTGCCTTGATCTGAAGCTCGGCTTGCTGCATCTGCACAATCGGATCCTGTGCTGCTTGCTGAGCTTTCTGCTGGGCGATCATGGCCTGGTTAGACTGGAGCAGTCTTTGAGCAGCTGCTGCCGCGAGCCTAGAGATCTCAACCTCCATCTCCTCAGGCATCTCTTCGTTAGGCGCAGGATAGGGAACACCAAGCTTCTCTTCGATGTTCTTGCGATACTGGAAGCCATAATGCTCCATGATGTGCGCCATCATGGCCGCTACGATCTGCTGGGCTTTAGGATTCTGAGCAAGCATCTGGGCCGTAATCGGATCCTGAAGCATGCTCATATGAACCGTTATATGCGCTGCATGATCTTGGTAAATAAACGCCTTAATGGGTTTCTCATTGAGGGCGTCCATATTCTCTGATACCGGATCTTTTGGTTTTTGGTCATCTTCAATAGGTACTAACTTGGCTGCGTTGCGAATCCCCAGAACCTCTAACATCTGACGGTGCAGAAGCGGAAGGTCATAAAGCTGGGGGGCGGTCTGTGCTAGCTGGAGGGCTGCTTGGTACTGAACGACCTTCTGAGACATCGTTGCCGAATTAGGATCCGATACCGGCATGACCTCAACCATGTCGTAGTCGGATCGCTTAGCACGAGGCGGTCCCTCAACCGGGTCGTAGTCGTAATCTTCGGGCGTGTAGTCACGGATAATGTTCTTTAATAATTTGAACTCTTGCTTCATGGCGTAATGCACACGGGCTTG